TAAACAATAATCCGCGACACCTGCACGGTATAAAAAAGAACAATGCAAGTGATCTACTTCTTTTTTCTGTTTTATACGACCCCATTGTAAATTAGGTTCGCTGTAAATATCTTCTATTTTACCTGTAGCATTAACTTCGCCCATACTAGGCGGCGTCAACACAGACCCACCTACTGCACCGACGTTTTCCTCTGAGGTTGCATGTGCATAGAGAGTTTCTAATACATTGCTATCGGCTATAGTGTCATCATCTAAGCGCCAAACCCACTTGAATCCCATGTGATTCGCTCGTTGGTGATTGTGATGTTGGCCCTTTTTTTCAGCATATAGCCATTCCCAAGAGATTCCGCATTCACTAAGCATTTGTAACAAATAGTTATAGTGTTGTATTTCACGAATATCTTTAGGTTCATCATTATCATCTTGAATGATAATATGATCAGGCTTCAATGTCTGCGTAATTACAGATGAAATTGCCATTGGCAATGTGGTGTCATATCTACCTTTGGTAGAAATTGAGCATAATATTTCTTTGTTCATTTTTTCCAATGTTGATTAACGAAGGGAGCTTCACGATAATTGACTGGTTGTCCATTAGCGTCCCAATCCCAATAATAAATTTGTACAGAGTCTACTCTAGTAAAACCAAACTCTGTCAACTTTTTTTCTATTATATCTTTGCCTTTATATTTAGGATGTAAGTCAGTGTGTATTTCTAACATAATTTCATTAATACGAATCATGTCGTGATTAGTAGCATTCATGATAACATCATACTCTCCACCTTCACAATCTAATTTTAACAGGATATCATGTCCTGCAATTTGATTCATAATGTTAGAAAAAGAAGTAGTTTCAACAACTTCATAGTTTTCAGATACGTTGTACATGCTATTTGCACCTGCGTTAGGGTTTAAACTAACAGGTAAAAAGTCATTACCTTTTTCTGCTACAATTCTTTTATGTGTAGTTACATTCTTTAGGCCCATTCTATGTATGTTACGCAAGAACGTATTATAAGATGCGCTAATTGGTTCTACTGATATAACTTGTTTTGCACCCAATGCGGCTGCATACAATGAAAATGCACCAATATTTGCACCAATGTCTATTACAAGTCTATCTTTAACTTTTTCCTTAGATAAATGATACTGATTAGCTTCAATGACTTCTCTGTACATTGCAGGGTCTTGTTCGTTTAAAAATTTAAGTGATTCTTCTATTGACATTTCTTCTTTATCCCAAATACATAACATCAAATTGATGTTTTCTTTATCACCGCGGTTGTGCGGAGTATCTCGTAAGCTACCGTCAGGCGCAATAAACTTAAACTTAAATCCCGGAAAGAACGATTCATCTAAGTTATGTATCTTGTGATGCGGGCCCCATAGTCCCGGTGTCTCTAGCATAGGCACAGTAATCATCAATCTATTGCAATGTTTTTTAAGTTTTTCTACAATTGCTAAACCATTGTCTAAGTGTTCAATAACTTCAAAAGCAATGATAGTATCGTATTGACCTAACTCGTATGTATTGATGTCGCCGTGTATAAATGTGGCATTGTTTCTCCAACCTTGCACACGTGCTACAGGAATGATACGTTTGTCATAATCTAAACCTGTATACTCAATGTCTTTAGGTAAGAATTGTAATCCATATCCACTAGAACAACCTAATTCAAATACGTTAGTACCTAGAATGTTTTGTGCCGCCCATGAGTATCGTGTAATCTCTCTAGGAGCAATCTCATCTCCCTTAAAGAACACTGCACGTTCCCAATAATTACTTAGACGCCATTGGTACCAATGTGGGTTATACTTCCTAGCTAGTGTTAGTGAATTAGTTAGGAAGATATCTTCCCATTCAGGAACAAGTTCTTTGTCATGTACAGTGCCTTCACCTAAATGATAGATCGGGAAGTCACCGCAATACATTCCTACTTCGGGACTCCATGTCTTAGTAACACACTCTAATACTTGAAAGCCGGCTCTTTCACATTCAATAGAGAATTCAGTATCTTCTCCGCCACCTGCACCGTAATCTAGACTTAGTAAACCAATCTTATTAAACACTCTACGATGAATCATTACGCAGAAGAAGATAGCAAAGTCATGACCGGCTGGTTCTGATTCACTCTTAATTAAACAACTAATACCTGCTTTTTCGTTACCTATAAACACTGACTCTAATTGTGTTAGCCAACGATTCTTTTCTTGTGGAAGTAACACAGTGTCGTTGTTCAACAATACTATTAAATCAGTAGTTGCAACTTCAATACCCGCGTTACATGCACGTGAGTATCCTAAGGCTTCATCGTTCCAAACTACTTTTAAATTTTCACTTATTCCCAACAAAGCATAATGACTTTGCAGTTCAGTTACATATGCTAATGTTTCGTCTTTGCATCCATTTGCACTTATAATAAGTTCAATATCAGTTACGTCAGTGTACTTGAATATTGATTCCACACATGGTTTTAGTAAATCATTGCAATGATTGTATGTTGGGATTACTATGCTATATTTCATTTTTGCCTTTATACTGTATGTTTGTGGGCTTCATACCAAGCCATGTTGTATTTTTGAGCTAGCTTTAATTCATTGATTCTGAATGTGCGCTCCCAATCACTGACTAGTTCAGGATTGTGTACTGTGCCTTCACCTTGATGCCATAGTGGGAATGTACCTACATATAGATTTGCTTCATTGCTCCATACTAATGGCACGGGTTGAACTACTTCATATCCCAAAAGTTGAGCGGCTGCACAGAAATCAATATCTTCATTGCCGCCCTTTTCGTAACGCTCATCTAAGTATCCAACTTTGTTCAATACTTCTCTAGTGAACATTACACAGAAAAAGACACCAAAATCCATATTAGTAATAGGTGAGTACTTCTTTAGTGAGCAAGTTATTCCGCATTTAGGATTATCTTCAAAACCTTGATTCAATAGTTTAAGCCAATCACCTCTGTGTTGACCAAGAAGAATAGCGTCATTGTTTAGCATGACAAGTTTGTCACAAGTTGATACACGAATTCCAGCGTTTGTCGCTCTTGCATATCCAAGTGCATCTTTATTCCAAACAATCTTTAAGTGATCTGATAATCCTAAATAGTCAAAACTAGCTTTTAGTTTGTCCAAATAGTCAGATGTGTTGTCTGTACAACCATTGGCACTTATTATAAGTTCAATGTCATTGATATGTGAATACTTCAACAGTGCTTCTATACACGGTTTTAAGAATTTATCACAATTGTTATATGTTGGTATTACGATACTATATTTCATGGAATCCTCTAATCATTACTTATGACTAGAGGATTGGGTTGTTAAAAATTAAAACTCAGGATATTCGCCGTACAATTGACCGTTAGAATATGCTCTGACAGCACGTACAAATTGAGAAGAATTCATATTGTTTGCTTCTAATACATTGTCAACACAACGCCAAAAGTCATTTAATACTGCAGGAGCACATGTGCATGTTGATGTTACACGATATGGAACGTAACCAAACGGGGCACAATCAAAATCACTGTCAGATGTTACATTATAATTCTTCATGCCCTCAGTTGTTAGAATATAGAAATCGTATATCATTATTTCACCATAATCATGTATTGATTCGTTCCACCGTATGTCAGCCCGTTAGATACGAATGTTCCGTTTAAGAAATTACCACTACCGTCTGTAGTTGAACCACCGCACCATGGACCTGCATAATAGAAATCTGCTCCACAGTATGTTGTTACCATACTTGTTGGAGTTCCACCGTAGCCTGCAAATCCGCAACAATCTCTCATATAGTAGAAATTGTTTGAGGTACCTGTAATTGGAAATCCTATTGCTCCCTGCATCCCTGGAAAGTCAGCCTGTCCGTATACAGTTAGGTTAGATGTTAGTACTGTGGTGCCAGCACCTTGCTGAGTATCACTGGTAGTAAAAGTTGTATAATCTAGCCCAGATCGTTTGTAAACAAACGGTCCCCATGCATTATTATTGATGTTTGCCCTATTGCCAAAAATAAATTCAGTGAATGTTGCATAGCCGTTGAATAGTGTATACCATCCTAGTTGATATGCTTGTGAAAAGTCTTTTGCATCACCGATAGTACCTCCTCTCCAACCCCAATTTTGACTATTGTAGTTTACTACTGATGGGTGAGTACGTGCAACCATCATCCATCCACCACCGTCAGTTGTCATGTCACAATAAACGGGAACACCGGTGCTGTTAGGTCCCTGAGGATACAACATGTAGTAATTATCCCTACCAGCCAAAATAGGAAAGGCTGCAAGTAATTCACTTGCTGTTTTGTAGTTACGATAATTAGGTCCTGCAAAGACGCTCATACACCATATCTCGATCTTGTTGCTTCAAAATTTTGAAGCATTTGTGCATCAGTTAATTTTTCATTGTACAGCATGAAGCTTCCAAAACTTGCAGCAGCATTTTGATTAAAACAGCTACTAGAATATCCTCCACCCAATGTCCATTGCATTATAGTTTCGCCACTTCTATCAATATAACTGTGTATAGCTGTGGGTGTTGTTCCTGAAAATTGCTGTACACCGTTGGTGTAACAACGAACAATATCATTTCCACTTTCATTATAGCTATAAGTAAATCCAATTAATTGCCATGTACCCGGTGTATGCCATGTTCCCGATGCACTTATATTGTTCGTACCGCCGCCACCACTATTCCACCAGTAATAAGTACCAGTGTCACACCACATATACCAAATACATTGATCGCTATCTCCGGTACCGGTTCCTGCACTGCCGGTGCTCATCATGCGACCGGAAGAACTTTGATTAACCCAAAACATGATACTAAAATTATTGGCTCCGAATCTATCTATTCCGGCGGCACTGGTGTTAATATCAATACGACTTCCTACATTATAAATGGTGCCACTTTGAGCTCCGTTGGTAGACAAGTATTTTATTCCTGTACTAGTATAAGTTACCACATTTTTTGTGTATCCAATGTTTCTTTGCGCATCTACTAAGTTATAAAAAGTAGATATATTTCCAGAGGTAGAACCGCTTCCAGTATAGCATCTTGGATTCCCCCAATCCATATATATCTGTAGATTGGTATTATAAATGTTTGGATTGCAAACAACTGACATTAATCAGGTACTCCTAATAAAGTCCAATCATCATTTCTGAACATCCAAACTTTGCAATTTTCACCGTTGCAGTAGTCTTTACATAACAAGTTTTTGTGTAAATTTTGTATGTATTCAGGAACATTGATAGAAACTTCTAAATTTTCTATTACTTCTAACAGTGTGTTAGGATCTATATATTTAATTGTTATCATATACCATATCTCCCGCTCAACGCAGTAAAATTTTGTGTAATTTCAGTAGCGGATAGTGCTCTATTATAAGCTACAAATGTTGCTATCTTGCCGGTATACAATCCACAACATGCACTTCTTACTAAACCCGGGGCGGCATTGGTGAATGCTGTTTGTGGTACTCCCATGTTAGTTGCAGTTTGATAGACACCATTCAAATACAATTGCCATTGAGGGGTACCACTACTATTAGTTCCTGCTCTGTCAAAAATCATACATACGTTATACCACAATGATGCTGACAATGTGTTTGTAAATCCAAGAAAAGGTTCTGAGTATGTAGGGCCTACTAATACATAACATCCGTTTAGACCAATAC